GGACTCGCGAAAAGGACCCTCGTTAAAACTTTTGTCCGTGTTCGGGACTAATCCCAGGTAACGAAGAAGTCGGCAGAGAGGCTCAAATGCCTCCTTAAGCACGATAATATCGTCACCAAACACGGTCCAGTTCGGATCAACTCGCCTCTTGTGGAGAACGGATCTACCGTCTGGAGTTTTTTCAAGTGAAGTTACCGTCTTAGAGTTCCGAAAAGGCAACCCCAGAGAGCGGTACACAGCCCTTACTGCACAGGCGAAAAGGATCGTCTGTAAAGGGAAACAGAAATCATTCCCCATCGTGCACATCATGTGCAACATTACGACGCCCTTGTCCGGAGTCTCGACGAACCGGGATCGGAGTCCATCCAACCACCAGAACGCGTCTCGAGGCAGGAATTTCCTGCACATTGCTCTCGAGATATAATCGCTTGCAGCTTTCAGGTCCAGCGTTCCGTAAATGCCTGTTTCGGAGCCGATCTTAGCTAGCCTCTGATTAACTTGAGGCTGGGTCGACAGGTCAATGCCAAAATAGGCGCGGAGCCGGTCCTTTAGCACATGAGCGATACCCTTCTGAAAAAACAAATTCAAGGAGGGTTCCGGTTTCACGAGCCGCGAGATTTTAGCGGTTTTCGCAACGGAGGTCATTTTTACTGCTTTGACAACCTGCGGGGGGCCCATGGCTAGCGTGCGCGTAATTTCCGCGTCGAGCCTAAGGGCATGATCCCGCACCCAACCGTCGAACAAGGCGATTGGTAGTTCGGAGTCCGCCGTAAGGATTGAGTGTCCTATCTTACTTAAGAAGGATGTATCACTCGCGCCAGGCGAATTTCCAGGCCCAAAATCGACGTACGGCAAAATCGCCGCTTCCGAGAGGAGACCGTACCCTGAGACGTTGAAGAAGTCCCAAAGCGTGGCTTTAAACTCCCCCACGAGAATTTCATCGTAGGGCCCAAGGGCTGAACTGCCCCCCCACCACACCCGGCACGCAGCGTTAGCTGCATGAAAGGCTTCGAACGCCGCCTTGTCGGCGGCATCCTGGTCTATTTCGTCTTGAAACTTTTT